AGTTGAATATAATCCAAGCTGGGCAAGTAGCAGTTGAGGAATTAATTAAGGTTGCAAAAGAACCTATAGTAGATTCAGACGATGATATATCAGCTGACAGACTTAAAAACGCAGCAGCTACAAAAAAATTAGCTATATTTGATGCTTTTGAAATACTTAACCGTATTGTTGCAGAGCAAGAAATATTAGAAGAAAAACCTAAAGAAGTTAAAAAAGAAACTACATTTCGTGGTTTTGCTGAAGGAAGATCTAAATAATGTACGAGCAAACTTTATATAAAATATTACCTGATTATATTAAACCTAAGATTCTTAAACGAATGAACAGGTATAGTAAATGGGAGTATGGATATAATGATGATCATGATATGATTGTTATATCTAAGACTGGACAAATTGGAGAGGTTTATGAGATACAAAATCTTAAAATAGCTTTGCCTAAACAAAACAATGTTTATGAGTTTGAAGAAAATAAATGGACTAGGTTTGATTATCCTAAAGTATTAAGTAAAATAAAAACAGTATTTGATTGGAGAGAATACCCTGAAGATTTTAAAGAACAGTGGTATGACTATATTGATCTTGAGTTTAAAAGGCGTGAAGAAGGTTTTTGGTATATAAACAAAGATAAACCTATATTTATAACTGGTACTCATTACATGTATTTACAATGGTCAAAAATTGATGTTGGCCAACCAGACTTTAGAGAATCAAACAGATTATTTTTTATATTTTGGGAAGCTTGTAGAGCTGATGACAGAAGCTACGGTATGTGTTACCTAAAAAACAGACGATCTGGATTTTCATTTATGGCATCTGGTGAAACTGTTAACATGGCTACAATATCAACCGATGCGCGTTTTGGTATATTATCAAAGTCAGGTGCTGATGCTAAAAAAATGTTTACAGATAAAGTAGTACCAATATCAGTCAACTATCCTTTCTTTTTTAAACCAATACAAGACGGTATGGATCGACCTAAAACAGAGCTAGCGTATCGTGTGCCAGCTTCTAAGTTTACAAGAAGATCTATAGTTTCTACAGATAAACAAGAAGACATAACAGGACTTGATACAACTATTGATTGGAAAAACACAGGTGACAATGCTTATGATGGTGAAAAACTAAGATTATTAGTACATGATGAAAGTGGTAAGTGGGAAAGACCTAATGATATACAAAACAACTGGCGTGTTACTAAAACAACATTAAGACTAGGTTCTAGAATTATTGGTAAGTGTATGATGGGATCAACATCAAACGCTTTAGACAAAGGTGGTAGAAACTTTAAAAAATTATACGATGACTCAGACGTTACAAAAAGAAATGCCAATGGACAAACTCGTTCAGGATTATATTCTTTGTTCATTCCTATGGAGTGGAATTACGAGGGATACATTGATTCTTATGGCTATCCTGTCTTCGAAACACCATCAAAAAAAGTGCATGGACCTCATGGAACGCCAATCAAAATCGGGGTTATTGAATACTGGAATAATGAAGTAGAAGGTCTTAAAGATGATCAAGACGGTTTAAACGAATTTTATAGACAGTTTCCTCGCACAACTAAACATGCTTTTAGAGATGAATCAAAACAATCTTTATTTAATCTAACTAAAATTTATCAGCAAATAGATTTTAACGAAGACGTACAAAACTTTAAGCAAGTAACTAAAGGTAGTTTTCAATGGGAAAACGGACAAAAGGATAGTAAAGTAATTTTTATGCCAAACAAAAATGGTAGATTTTTAATTACTTGGGTACCACCAATACATTTACAAAACAAAAGATTTACAAGACACGGAATTAATTATCCTGGCAATGAGCACTGTGGTGCTTTTGGATGTGATCCATATGATATATCAGGTACGGTAGACAAAAGAGGTTCTAACGGTTCTTTACATGGCTTAACTAAGTTTAGCATGGAAGAAGTACCGCCAAATCATTTTTTCTTAGAATATATCGCTCGTCCACAAACAGCTGAAATATTTTTTGAAGATGTACTTATGGCTTGCGTGTTTTATGGTATGCCGATATTAGCAGAAAACAATAAACCTAGATTACTTTATTATTTTAAACGTAGAGGTTATAGAGGTTTTGCTATGAATAGACCAGATAAAAAAAGAAATAAATTATCTATAACAGAAAGAGAAATAGGTGGTATACCTAATTCTAGTGAAGATATAAAACAAGCACACGCGTCCGCAATAGAAACGTACATAGAAAACTTTGTTGGTAAAAGAGAAACAGGTTATGGTGATATTTACTTTCAAAGAACATTAGAAGACTGGGCTCAATTTAATATAAACAATAGAACATCTCATGATGCTTCTATTAGTTCAGGACTAGCTTTAATGGCTTGCAATAAACATAGATACTCACCAGTTAATAAAATTGAATTAAAAGCAATAGATTTAGGTATTAAAAAATACAATAATCAAGGAACTACATCAAAAATTATAAGTTAAATGAATATATATACTAACACAAACAGTGCTTTCCCTAGTCAAGTAGTAAGTGATGCTGAAAAAGCAAGTTTGGAATACGGAAGTCAAGTTGCTATGGCGATAGAATATGAGTGGTTTGGTCAAGGCAGAACTTCTGGTAACAGATATTTAACTAATTGGAATCAATTTCACCAATTAAGACTGTACGCTCGTGGTGAACAAAGTATACAAAAATACAAAGATGAGTTATCTATTAATGGTGATTTGTCTTATCTTAATTTAGACTGGAAGCCAGTTCCTATATTATCTAAGTTTGTTGATATAGTTGTAAATGGTATATCAAATAAAAGTTACGACATAAAAGCTTATGCTCAAGACCCTGAATCTATAAAGAAAAGAACAGAGTACGCTTCAAGACTACAAGAAGATATGGTGGCTAAAGAATATTTAGATTCTTTAAACGCAACATTAGGTATTGATTTATACCAAAGCCCAAACAAAGATGTAATACCAGAAACAGCAGAAGAACTAGAGTTACACATGCAACTTAGTTACAAGCAGTCAATTGAAATAGCAGAAGAAGAAGCTATATCTACTGTTTTAGCACAAAACAAATATGATTTAGTTAAACGTAGAATAAACATGGACTTAACTGTCTTAGGTATTGGTGCTGCTAAAACTAACTTTAATACAGCTGAAGGAATTACAGTTGACTATGTTGATCCAGCGTACATGGTGTATTCATATTCTGAAGATCCAAACTTTGAAGACATATACTATGTTGGTGAATTAAAAGCTATAACAATACCTGAACTAAAAAAAGAGTTTCCAGATATTAGTGAAGAAGAATTAAAAAGAATACAAGCAATGCCAGGTAACAGATCTTACGTTACTGGTTGGGGTGATTATGATGAGAACACTGTTCAGGTTTTATATTTTGATTATAAAACATACCATAATCAAGTATTTAAAATAAAACAAACAGAACAAGGGTTAATGAAAGCTTTAGAAAAGCCAGACACATTTAATCCACCAGAAAATGATAACTTTGAAAGAGTATCAAGATCTATAGAGGTTTTATATAGCGGTGCTAAAGTTTTAGGTACTGATACTATATTAAAATGGCAGCTTGCAGAAAACATGTCAAGACCTACGGCAGATACTACAAAAGTTAAAATGAATTACGCTATATGCGCGCCTAGAATATATAAAGGTAGAATAGAATCATTAGTAAGCAAATGTATAGGTTTTGCTGATATGATTCAATTAACACATTTAAAGCTACAACAAGTTATGTCTAGAATAGTACCTGATGGTGTTTATTTAGACATGGATGGTTTAGCAGAGGTTGATTTAGGTAATGGCACAAACTATAACCCAGCAGAGGCATTGAATATGTATTTCCAAACTGGTAGTATTGTTGGTAGATCTCTCACGCAAGATGGTGATATGAACGCTGGTAAAGTTCCAATACAAGAACTTAGTAGCTCTAGTGGTCAGCAAAAAATTCAAAGTCTTATTAACACGTATCAATATTATTTACAAATGATACGTGATGTAACCGGACTTAATGAAGCTCGTGATGGTAGCACACCAGACAAACAAACATTAGTAGGACTACAAAAGATAGCTGCTAACGCGTCTAATGTTGCCACAAGACATATTAAGCAGTCTAGTTTATATATAAGTCTTATAATAGCAGAAAACATAGCTTTAAAAATAGCTGATGCTTTAGAGTTTCCACTAACCGCTGCTTCACTACAAAACTCTATATCTAGCTATAATGTAAATACTTTAATTGAAGTATCTAATTTAAACTTACATGACTTTGGTATATTTTTAGAATTAGAGCCAGACGAAGAAGAACAACAACAGTTAGAACAAAACATACAAGTTGCTTTACAAAAAGGTGGTATTGATTTAGAAGATGCTATAGATTTAAGACAAATTAAAAATCTTAAATTAGCTAATCAAATGCTTAAGATTAAGCGTAAAGCTAAAGCTAAGCAAGATCAAGCAGCGCAACAAGCTAATATTAAAGCTCAAGCAGAAGCGCAAGCTCAAACTGCAGAAAAAACAGCTATGGCTGAAGTACAAAAGCAAGAAGCTATATCTGGAGCTACAGTAAAATTAGAGCAAGCTAAAAATCAAATGGAAATACAACGCATGAATACTGCTCATCAACTTGATCAGCAAAAAATGCAAATGCAACATAAGTTTGATTTAGAATTAAAAAAGCTAGAGGCTCAGGCTCAAAAACAAAAAGAACAAGAAATTGAAGATCGTAAAGATAAGCGTATTAAAATGGAAGGCACGCAACAAAGTGAATTAATAGCACAAAGACAAAACGATGATCCACCTATAAACTTTGAAGAAA